TGGCAATCTCCCATCAAGTATAGATGGTAAAATGCGATTTCCAACTGAGATCCGTTTGATGTTGCATGATGAAAATCCAATTGAAACATTCTACTTGACACTAGCAAATAAATATCCTCCGCACACAGACATTCCACTGCATGATCGATACTATGTAAAATTACCAAATGATACTAATACATTTGCATGGAACAATGAAGACTACTTACATGGAGCAGACTTTAATCCAAAGTATAAAAAAATACTTGTTGTGATCAAAGGATGGGTTCACTTGGGACGATTAGAAAAGTTGCTAGATGCAAGCATAGAAAAATATCCAGATTTTATATTAAGAGAGAAAAATGACTAAAGTTATCATACAGGGCCAAGGTACAGTTGGCCAATCAACTGAAATGTTTTTGAGAACATTTGTTCCTGAGATTGAGATTGAATTCAATGATCCAGGCAAGGATGTTGTTGCTGACCCGAGTAGTTGGGCAGTGGCCGACTATGTCATTGTTTGTGTCAATACAGATTTGAATGATTCGGAAATATTGCCCGAGAATGATACATCATGCGTTGATGCGGCAATCAACGAAGCATTACAAAATGAATTCAGAGGGAAAATCATTGTAAGAAGTACCATTGGTGTAGAGTCTGCTGTAAAATTAGAAAAACAGTTAGGGCAAAATTTAATTATTTGGCCAGAATACATTCGTGAAGCCACTTGGAAAGAAGATAGTGTTAATCCAACAATGGTTGTCATTGGTGGTGAGGCCACAGAAGAATTTGCAAATGTGATCAGCCTGTATAAGGGAACACTATTAATAACTGATGCGGTTGAAGCAATGATTGCCAAGTTAAGCACAAACACATTCTTGGCAATGAAAGTTATCTTTGCCAATCAAGTAAGACAACTGTGCGAGAAAAATGCGGCTTCATATGAGATAGTACAACAGCTACTACAATCAGAGGGTCGACTTGGATCAAGTCATTGGCAAAGTCCTGGTCCAGATGGGCAAGCCGGATATGGCGGCAAATGCTTTCCTAAAGATGTCAGGACTTTTGAAGCGGCCCTGGTCAAGTCTGGAATACATGTTGACTTGATCCGTGCTATCAGTGACCTCAATAGAGAAATGCGACCTAATGGCAACTAACGATTGGGACTCAATTAAAAAAGCATTGCGGTCCATGGGCGATATTGAAAAACATTCGCTTGACACACAGTGGTTAATATGCTACAATGATGGTACTAGGAAACTTGTATTAGATCACAATCACGACAACTTAGAAGAGATTTTACAAGCATTTTCAGATTTCTGCAAAGGTGCTGGATTTATCTTTGATGGTTTCGCTATTGTGGACGAAGATGGTATTCCAGTTAACGGATTAAACTCTATAGCAAAGCTCGAGGACGATGATGAAGATAAAGCTGGTTAGTGATTTACATTTGGAATTTTCAGATGTTAACATTGTTAACAATGACAACTGTGATGTTCTAATCTTAGGTGGCGATATCTGTATCGCCCAGGATCTGCACGACCATCCCGAACCTAACAATACTAGCGAACAGGCGGCTATTGCCAATGGCACCGGGCTAGGTCGCAGACAGCAGGCCGCACAGCGTTTTAGAGATTTCTTCAAGCGTTGTAGTTTTCAGTTCCCACATGTGATTTACATTATGGGCAATCATGAATTTTACAATGGCAAGTTCTATGCAGGTATTGATTACATGCGTGAAGAACTGGCCCGGTATCCTAACATCTATATGTTAGAAAATGACACTAAAATTATTCAAGACCGTAACAGAGACACAGGTGAAGTCACTGATGTTGTATTTGTTGGTGGTACCTTGTGGACTGATATGAACCGGCGTGACCCTCTTACTATGCATGCCATTGAAGGTATGATGAACGACTTTCGTATCATTCGTAATGATCAACGAAACTATGCTACTATGAGTGCGTTGGATGTTGCAGTACGGCACGACAAGACACTGGGCTATATCAAGCATATTGTAAAAGAACACAATGACAAAAAGGTTGTAGTAGTTGGACATCACACTCCAAGCTTTCAAAGTTGTCACCCAATGTACAGCCGTGACACATTGATGAACGGTGGCTACCATAGTGAGTTGAGTGAGTTTATATTGGATCATCCACAGATCAAACTGTGGACACATGGACATACTCATCATCCTTTTGATTATACAATTGGAGAGACCCGAGTGGTATGTAACCCACGAGGCTATCATCACAATGGTTACAGCGAAGATACAGGCTGGAATCCTAATTTGGTATTGGAGGTATAATGAAGCCAGTTGACCCACCAGAAGCCCTGTGTGTTTGGATTATAGCCAGCCTCAGTTCAACTGGCATGATGACAGGACATATTCCTTCTGCACCTGGGGCGGCTATCTTCCCGGGCTATTATGTTAAACTTGAAGATGCACAGCAAGAACAGATGTTATTAGCATTAAAGGGCACTAAGGCTCATGTGTTCCAACTAGACTTTCCAAGACCATGAAAACAAGAGAACAAATTATTACTAGAATGTGCTACACATGGCGACATGACTATGGACTCCGTAAAGGTGGCGCCGAGGACTACGGCACTAAATTCAGTGCTGGTATGACAGATGAAGAAGCAAGGTCATTATGGAATCAAATGGCTCAGATCTTTGATAACGATATTGCACCCTACATGGAAATTAAAAATGGACAGTAAACTTTACGAAATTATGAACATTCTCTCGGAGGAATGTGCCGAAGTGATTCAGGCTGTTAGCAAATGCAATCGTTTTGGATTGGACAATATGAAGCCAGGCAAGCCGCTAACTAATGCACAGCACTTAGAAGGTGAAATTGGTGATTTACTTGCCATGGTAGACCTGTTACAATCGTTGGGTGTAGTAACAGTCGAAGGCATGGAAGCCGCGAAGCAAGCCAAGTTTGAGAAACTAAAGAAATGGTCCAGCATATATGAATGAATTTAAAGTAAGCGAAATATTTTACAGCGCACAAGGCGAAGGTCGCTTTGTTGGCGTACCTAGTGTGTTCTTTAGAACATTTGGTTGTAACTTTAAGTGTGCGGGCTTTGGCTTGCCCACAGGTGAAAAGACCACTGAGCCAGATGACATTGGTAAAGTGGTACACCTGTACCCAACCTTCAATGACTTACCACTGGCCAATACCGGTTGTGACAGTTACGCAAGCTGGCATCCTGCATTCAAACATCTAAGTCCTAACTATAGTGTTGAGCAGGCAGTTGATGCTATGTTAGACTTGACACCCAACAATCACTGGGAACAGAACAATGGTAATGATGTACATTTGGTCATCACAGGTGGTGAGCCGTTGTTGGGTTGGCAACAATTGTATCCTGCATTGTTAAGCAATAGCCGTATGAGTGACTTGGCCAATTTGACATTTGAAACAAATGGTACTCAGAAATTGCATGATGACTTTCATACCTATCTGTTTGAAGAATGGACTAGGTTTGGCCGAGACCGCGACTATCTTACATTCAGTGTTAGCCCCAAGCTGACTTCCAGTGGTGAGAAATGGTCAGATGCTATTAAACCTGATGTAGTTGTTGAATATCAAACACTTGGTTACACCTATTTAAAATTTGTAATTGACAACATCATGGACTTTAAAGAAGTAGACCAAGCAGTCGGTGAATACCGTGCGGCAGGCTTTGGTGGACAAGTTTATGTGATGCCGGTGGGCGGCACAGACAAAGCATACTTTTCTAACACAAGACACATTGCTGATGAAGCACTGGCCAGAGGCTATCGTTATAGTCCCAGGTTGCATGTTGACATTTGGTCCAATGGTTGGGGCAAGTGATTGCCGTTTTATTACAGTCGTACACAGATGTCTTCGTTTCACGATAAAGCATTTTGGAAATCAAGATTTCTTTGGAAGCCACGCAGATGTGAACTAACAGGAAAGTTACTGTGGTTAAGATATGCAGTAGAAGGTGTAGTTATATGGGCAGGCACATGGGCAGGCACAAATGAAGCAGTTGTTGAATTTCGTTATCATGACAAAAAGGAACACTTGATATGGCTACTAACACATTGAAAGCGCAAGTACCAGCAGAAGGTATATTGAAGAAAAACGATTGGGGCGATGCCATGACCTATCAAGTGGTATGCGAATGTGGTGATGATAATCACGATCATAATGTGTGGATCGAAGCTGATGATACCGGCGTTACTGTAACAACATACACACAACAAAAAAGCAAGTGGTGGGCATTGAATCGTTGGCAAAAGATATGGACTTTACTGACTCGAGGATACATTGAATATGAGGCCAGTATTATCATGCGAGAACAACAGGCTCTTAATTATGCAGAAACTTTGAAGACTGCAATCAAAGATGTAAAGAATTTTAAGAATAGTAAATGAGTAATTTGATTGACATTTTAAGGATATATAACACTATGGCAACTTGGAAACATCTTTGTTTTTCTAACAATGTTATCAGTATCCTCCCATTGGCTGATGCTTGTAAACTCTGTGGTGTATCTAATGCTTTACAAAGTGTTAGATACGCCGGTTATGATCCAAGGTCCTTGATTCAGCCTAAGAATGTTGATTCTAAGTTAGGCCAGTTAGCCGCATTATTTAAACCAAAGAAGAAGATTTCAATTGATGAGCACCAACATGACTACCTCGACAGGGCCGGATGAGCATGCAAACAACACAAACCCATGCGTAGGTATTTGTGCAACAGATGGTGATGGCATGTGTATTGGTTGTTTCAGAACCGACGAAGAACGACTTGGCTGGTACAGCGAAACAGTTGAATGGAGAGAACAAGTTTTGATTAAATTAAAAGAGCGAGAAGAAAAATATGTTTAACTGGTTAAAAAACAAATTTAAAAGCAAAGAAACAGCAAAGTCAATGCGTGACAGTGCTGAGCCATGGGTTAATGTTATCAAAGCACATGTAGATCCAAATAATCCAAAGTCAGGTTACTTTGAATTGGAATGGAATCCTGCCTTTGTTATATTCCTTAGAAAGAATGGGTATACTGGTATGGCGCCCGAAGAAATCGTAGATGCTTGGTTCACGGACCTATGTCGTAATGTGGGCCAAGATGGACAAGCCACTACTGATTTTATAGCAGATAGCGGCCGTGTTGCTACAAACGAAAAAACAAAAAATCAATCTTGACTTTGAGGGTAGCATCTGCTACAATAACTACATGAGCTATTTAATTGTTGATGCCGCTAATCTTTTCTTCCGTGCCCGTCATGTGATCCGTACTGGTGATCCTGAGGAACGGGTTGCTATGAGTTATCATATTATTCTTTCTGCTGTTCTTAAACAATGGAAAGAGCGCAAGGGTCGGCATGTGGTGTTCTGCTTTGAAGGTCGAAGCTGGCGCAAGGATGTTTATAAACCTTATAAGGCTCAGCGTTCAGATGCCCGTGCTAAACACACAGTCAAAGAAGCTGAGGAAGAAAAGCTGTTCTGGGAAAGCTTTGATAAGTTTTATGAATACATTAGCACTCGTACCAATGTAACAGTATTGCGTAATCCTGTATGCGAAGCTGATGATTTTATTGCTCGCTGGATACAACTGCATCCCAGTGACAACCATACTATTGTTTCAAGCGATGGCGACTTTGAACAATTGGTAGCTCCCAATGTTCAGTTATACAATGGCATTGCTGGAGTGCTGACCACGCACGAAGGTTACTTTGATGACAAGGGTAAAACCATTGTTGATAAAAAGACAAAGGAAGTAAAGCCTGCTCCTGATCCAGAATGGTTGCTGTTTGAGAAATGTATGCGTGGCGATACCAGCGACAACATCTTCAGTGCGTTTCCTGGAGTGCGTACCAAAGGTAGTAAAAACAAAGTGGGCCTACTGGAAGCCTTTGCTGATCGTCATAACAAAGGCTTCATGTGGAACAATCTCATGCTTCAGCGTTGGACCGACCATGAAGAAATCGAACATGTGGTTAGAGATGATTACGAACGCAACCGAGCCATTATTGACCTAACAGCACAACCCGACAACATCAAGGCAATATTGGATCAAGGCATTGCCGAAGCTGTGCAACGAGAAAAATATCCTAGCGTGGGGCCGCATTTTATGAAGTTCTGTGGTAAGTATGGTTTACAGAAGGCTTCGGATAATGCTCAACAACACACTGACTGGCTGGCGGCCGGTTATAACTAAATTTGCCGTAATTGCACTGGTACTATATCTAGTATTAAAGTGCTTGCCAGTGTTGGCCGCGGTATTTCAAACCAATGTTCCATGGACTTGTGCCACCAGTGAAGAAGTAATAGGCAGTTTGGCCAGCGTAGGCGAAGAATTGGTCATTACCGGTGAAGTTGACTCGATAGAGTTGTTGATGACTATATGGGCCAGCAGAACTACCGGAAATTGGACCATAGTAGCATCAGGAATGACAGCAGACGAAAGCAAAACCAGCTTGAGTTGTGTGGTACTAACTGGTAAAAATCTAAAATCGTTTAAAGCCAAAACATTCATTTAAGTAGTAGTTTATCCAGTCATTAAATATGCTGTTTTGATAAATAACTGCATGTCCAGACCCAAGCCAACCATTCTCCTTACCAATACTAACCCTCGCACATACAAAAGCGAAGAAGTGCTCGCGGCTGACGCCATCTATGCTGTATTCTACAAAGATAAACCCATCAATCTTCGTACACTAAACAGCCTAGTAAGTTATCCAGGCCCTAAATACAAAAAAGTCAGTTTCTCTAATCCAGGACATGCTTTTAACCTTGCTGATCGTTTAAATAAAATGTTCAAAGTTGAAGATTTTTCAGTCGTTGAATTAAAACAAGGACGCCGTATCAATGAGCAAGGAAATTCCTTTAAAGATCACTGAGTATCTGGCTCAGTACCCTGTTCCGCACATTTGGGCAAGCACTAAGATAACGCCTTACACGGTGTTTAAAAATTATCAACCAGGCCGTCAAAAAGGTCTTCGTTTAACCAGCTTTGGTTGGGAACTGATGCGACCTCATTTTAGGTATTGGTCTTATCAATGTCCTGTTGGTTGGAGTCCCAAGCCTGGTCACCTAATAGGCCTAGAGCGACATCTGGATTGGCCATACTATCACGGAGCCGGTTACTTTCGTATATTCGGCGAACAGGATGCAATGGAAATTCGATTGGTCAATGAAGATATCATATTATGGTTAGATGGGCTGAGTCGAAAAGCACAAGGCAAAGGTTAGCGTCGGTAACTTCTCTGCATCCTATAAATATCAACATGCAAAATTGGCAACCATATGTTAGAGCCGGGTGGGAAATTGTTGTAGAAGCCCAGGGTGCTAGTCAGACTTTTTTAGAGCCTGATGTAGAGGCATTTTTAGTTCACACCATTGCCCGCACAATGGAACGCACTGATATTTGGAACGAACCAATTGCCATTAAAATTCTAAGCGCACAGTCCCTGCCAGGTATCAAGCGAAAACCAATCATGCGAGAGATTGGAGAAGAATGCTTGTTCATTGATGGGTGGGGTATCAAGCAACCAAGATGGCCTAATCCTAAATACTTTGCTGACATGGGAGAAATTGCATTTGGCATGGCCAGTACCTCATCCAATCCTGCAGATGAGCTGTTAGAGTTAGTGAGTACTAACTTTGTGCGTATGAGTTCCATATTAAAGCAGGCAAAAACGCTGTTTCTGCTTAAAAATTAAGCAATAAGTTGTTGTAAAAATACAACAAAAATAGTCAAAAAACAGGTTGACTCTTGGCTCTAGTTGCCATATAATAGTAACACTATGAAACGGACAATCCTTACTTTAAAGTTTAAAGCGCCAAAGCGTAGAGCTATTGAGCTGTACCATGCTGACAGTCCTTTTAGGGCCAAAGTTGTGGAAAGCAAAAAAGTCTACAAAAGAGGTGCTAAGAACCAAAAAGAGGTTGACAAGGATCTGGGTCTGTAGTATAGTATACATATTGCGGAACAGTTCCGCAATGTTTTTAAACACACACAGGAGTATTTTTATGTCTAAAGTTCTTTCGCAAACACCTACCGCAATCCGTAAGCGTGAAGCTCGTGCCCGGGCCAAGTCCATGGCATCTGTTGCTACTGCTCCAATTGCGCCTGCTGTTGTCACTGCCGCAATTGAAGCAGTTACCAACGGTGAGACTTTTACCCATGTTGGATATGCTGTTAGCAAAAACGGCAAAGGTGCAGTTCGTTACACAAACGACAAGCGCCGTACTCGTACTCTAGTCCGTGCAGGTTGCACAGATGTCAAGTTTGTCGAGTTGCCTTTTGCAATGACAAAAGAAGCCATTGATGCTTCTGAGTTTGTTGCTCAAGTTAGCCCTGCAGTTTCTGCAGAAGCAGTTGCGTGATAACAACAGGGGTTGACAACAACCCCTGTGTTTGCTATAATTATTTTATTAATTAACAACCCCTAGTAGGAGCCACCAAATGGGAAATCAAGTAGAAACCCGCACCGTTAAAATTAGCGAGTGCAAACCTATCCTGCGCCGAGCAGTACAAAAGCGTCGACCAGTCTTTGTCTGGGGCCCTCCGGGCGTAGGCAAAAGTGACATGGTAAACCAGGTTGCCGCAGAATGGCCCAATTCCGCAGTCGTGGACTTGCGTATGGCCCTAATGGATCCTACAGATATTAAGGGTGTCCCTTATTATAGTGCAGGTGACAATACTATGAAGTGGGCTACCCCTTCAGAATTGCCTACCGAGGAATTTGCAAAAGAATACGACATTGTATTCTTGTTCTTGGACGAGCTTAACTCTGCTCCTCCTGCTGTACAGGCCGCGGCCTATCAGCTTATCCTTAACCGCAAAGTTGGACAGTATAAACTGCCAGACAATGTTGTACTAATTGCCGCAGGCAACCGAATGGGTGATAAAGGTGTCACCTATCGTATGCCTAGCCCACTGGCCAACCGCTTCATGCACTTGGAAATCCGTGTGGACTTTGAAGACTGGGAACAATGGGCCATCATGCATGAAGTCCATCCGCATGTGGTTGGCTTCTTGAAGCAGTTCAAAGGCGACTTATACAACTTTGATCCTACGCAACACGACCGTGCCTTTGCTACTCCTCGTACATGGAGTTTTGTAAGCGACATGATTGATGACGACATGCCAGACAGCGCCAACACAGACATGGTATCTGGCCTAGTAGGTGAAGGTATGGCAATTAAGTTTATGAGCCATCGTAAACATGCCGCAGACTTGCCAGCGCCAGAAGATGTGCTGTCAGGCAAAGTTACCACTTTCAAGAGCAAAGAGGTAAGTGCCGCTTATGCAATGGTTACCAGCTTGAGCTACGAACTTCGTACACGATACGAATCCGGCAAGCGGAGCGGCAAGTTGGACGAGTTCAACAAGAGTGCAGATAACTGGCTAGGTTTTATGATGAGTAACTTTGAACCAGAGATGGTTATCATGGGAGCTCATACTGTATTGAAGTCCTACAAGGTAGTGTTTGATCGTAAGAAGATGACCAACTTCCCCGAGTTCTTCAAACGCTATGCCAACTTACTCACAGACGAGTAAACGACAAAGGAACTGGGCCGTACTTGAAATAATGTACGGCTCAGAAGCCCGCCAAGTTTGGACGGATCAGCCCCCTACCCCATCTGATGTTAGCGAGTGGCTCCGCGAACAAAGGAAGAGTTGGTCCGTCCGACCTTACCCCAAAGGAGCCACAATTAATGAAGTTACCAGATGGGCCAGGGAACAGGGATTAAAGCGATTAGATTGGGACTTTGTACCAAAGCAATACGTCTGGTTTAGAGAACCACAAGTAGCAATGATTTGGGATATTTCAGGACCACAAAATAAAGTAGAAAAAACGGTTGACCTGAATCAGGATACATAGTATAATACATACATATACAAACAAGTTGGAGCCACCAAAATGTCAAAGATGATTGCTAGAGACAAACTAATTAAGAGCCGTGTTGCTATGCTGTTAAAGTATCCGTTCTGGGGTCCTCTTGCGGCACGTCTTATTCTAGAAGAAGTTGAATGGTGCAATACTATTGCAACAGACGGTCGTAAATTTTACTACAACAAGGCATTCGTTGACAAGCTCAGCGATGGTGAAATGATTTTTGGCTTTGGCCACGAACTTGGACATATCATCTTTGAGCACATGACACGCCGTGGCGACCGTGTGCCACAAATTTGGAACATGGCAGGTGACTATGTTATCAACAACATGCTGATCCGTGAAAGCGTTGGCACTCCAATTACAGCCGTTTCCATCTTGGCAGATCGCAAGTACGAAGGCAAAACTGCCGACGAAGTCTATGACGACTTGTTTGACAATGCTGTAAAAATTCAAGTTACCTTAGACGACCACTTGGACATGGAAGGTGATGGCGATGGCGAAGGCGAAGGTAACGGGCCTGGCAAAGACGGCAAAGGCAGGCCCAAGTTTAAGAAACTGTCAGAAGAAGAAAAGAAAGCCCTGCGCGATGAATGGCGTGAAGCTGTGATACAGGCCGCCAAGCAAGCAGGCGCAGGCAATACTCCTGCCGCTATCCAGCGTCTGGTTAAAGATGTTACTGCTCCTGTAATGGATTTGAAGGACTTGTTGCGTATTCAATTTAGTGGCTCTGTTAAAAGCGACTACACATGGATGCGTCCAAACCGCAAGGGCTGGCACACCGGTGCAGTATTGCCTGGACAATTACCTGGTGAAGAGCTTGACATTGTAGTGGCATTAGATGCATCTGGTTCCATTGATGAAGGCATGTTGATGGACTTCCTGGGCATGGTGCAAGGTAGCTTGGATCAGTTTACTTCTTACAAGGTACGGATAGTTACATTTGATACAGATGTATACCACGAAGATACATTTACCGGTGATGACGGTCGTAGCATGGGTGAATATCAAGTTACCGGTGGCGGCGGAACAGACTTTGCTTGTGTATGGCAATGGATGAAAGATAACGATGTTAACCCGCATCAACTTGTAATGTTCACAGACGGCTACCCGTTTGGCACTTGGGGCGACCCAGACTACTGCGACACGCTGTTTGTTGTACACGGAAGCAACGAAATTACAGCACCGTTTGGTATCACTGCCAATTATGTTCCACCAGGAAGAAAACGGAATTAATTTTACTACACTTGTTAAAACGCACTACGGTGCGTTTTTTTTTTGGTCTAACATCCGGTTCTCCAATGCTATAAGTATCTAAGGACAAATTCCGTTCTAACCTAGGAGATTTTAAATGGAACAAGATACAGTAGTAAATGAAGCACCGGCAACTGAAGCGCCAGCCGCAGTGGTAGGGTTAACATTACAAGATTTAAGAGTGCTTGCTGGTTCAATTGAACTTGGCGCACAGCGTGGTGCATATCGCGCACAAGAGATGGAAGTCATTGGTTCAACCTATAACAAATTGGCCAAGTTTCTAGAAGCCAATGCACCAAAAGAAGAAGAGGCACCAGCTTCAACCGAAGGCGCACCCACTGGCGTAGAAGTTACCGAAACTGCTACTTCAGCTGAATAATTAAGGAGGTTACCAATGGCACAATTTATCAAACACGTCGGTGTTAATATTAACGGCAAAAAAGTAGTTGTTGTTTTTAGAGAGGTACCAGGCGAGCCTGAATCGGCATTGGTAATCCTAACTGAATCATTGCCAACAAATCATCATGATGATTTAATAAAAGCAATCGAAAGTAATCCTTGTCAGAGTTCGATGGATCCAAGTGAGTTTCTGTTTCGACAATCATTTCATGACGGTACCAATATGTTAAACACCGTACATCAAAAAGGATGGATGGTTAAAGTTCCTACAAAAAGTATTTTAATGGTTCCTTCGCCTGGCGTTGAAATTAACTTGGTTGAGTTAAACAAACAACTAAAGGGCATTGCAAATACCAGCGCCGCAAGTGGTACTAGATCAGCAGATATTGCAAATACATCATCGCCGTCGGCACCTGGTGTACTAGATGATGCGGCACTTGCATCAAAGTTTCGTTCGCAAGCTATGACATTTCAAGCCGAAGCTCGCAAGCTTTTAGAGGAGGCAGAGAAACTTGACCCAAAAGGACAGGTAGCAGTAGAAGAGGTAAAGCGAGGCCGAGGGCGGCCAGCAAAAGTACAAGTGGTTTAAATACACGCATACTTGATCGTATTAAATCTTTTTGGAGTAGATAATGAGTATTCGAAAGAAGGACAGAAGTTTTGAGAACATGCTTAAAGATATTCGTGTTGAAGAAGTTCCTGTTGAATACATAGATTGGATTAAAGTTTATCTTAATGATGGCACAGAAATTATTTTTAAGAAAGAAGATTTGACCGATATTAAAACTAGCAAAGAAGTTTTAGCAATAAAACAACTTGAACAATACCTAGATCGTATTGTTGATTTTGAAGTAATGATGAATAGCGAGTTGATTAAATCTAGAGTAACTCGATTTGTTGGTGCATTACTGGCAACACATTTTGAGAGATAAACATGGACCTATTATTAGTAAACCCGCCTGATACTGCAATGAATTATATTTTTGCTCTCTTAGAGAAAGAAATTGATTTAACAGTTGTAGTAACGCACAACCGTTTCAATGCCGAAATGCTGGATCGGAGTTTGATTAAAGTAATTGATCTAGAAACATCTATATGGGATAGCACAGAAGAGATTACATCTGCTATTTCTTGGAATCGACCCGGGCAGGATTTTTTAGATTCAATTGCTGGACAAATTGCATTGTCCAATTCAAAGGGATTACTGCAAGAACGACAGCGGCTACAAATAGATCCAAAAATTCAGGTTGGTACATATATGCTTGATCTATTGTCGTACAAAGGTCGGCATGTACTTTGTAGTGTTATGATTCGACAAGAAGAAATATTCAGATTCCAAGAAGATCAAGATTCGGCAGAGTTTAAAAATAATGTAGAAACGGCTTTTCAAACAGTAGATGACGCTGGTATTATCAACGGGCCAAGTAGAGTGTTTATAACAGGCGACTTGGTTGCATTAAAACCATCATTGCCGGATCGTGCATTTTTAGAAAGAAAAGTTGCCAAGCGATTTCTTGATGTGTGGCCAAATGTTATAAAATTTGAAAAAGACAACCCAAAGAAAGCACATCTTACATTTTATGATTGGGTAGAAAAGTACGGTAATGCAAAACGATATAGTTTAAATCTTACTGGTTAAGTTGGTTTATGGGACTTGAATAATAAGTCCCAAATTGGCAAAAACAATCCAAAGTTTGAATTAGTGTCATGATGGTGAATTAGATGCCATTTTCCACTGGTTAAAAATGGAGACCAATCAAACTGTTTATTGTGTTCAATTACCTCTTGTAACAATGCGGCCCAGAGATAATAAAATACACTTAGCCACCAATAGCCAGTTATCCAAGAAAAGATTAGAGTTGGTATCACCTCAGTTATCCACAAATCTAATGTGCTCATCCATGTATCATTGAATAAGAACAAATTGTTCCAATGCCATGTTGTTTGTTTGTTTATATTAATATAACGATGGTGATCTGCATGTGCTGTAAATGCAAGTGGTGCAAATTTCAACCCAATTGAATGTATAGTCCGATGTATTACATACAGATATAAGGTCCAAGTCAAGAAAGAAAAAATGTATTCCATGCTTTACTTATTAGAAAAACTGATAAGGGTATACTCCAATAAATATTCGGATGGAATACTACAAAGAGATCAATCTTCCAAATTGGGAGAAAATTCAAAAATTTTGCCTGGAAAAGTGGACAGGTAAATTTACGCTTAGTCAAACTTTTCAAGGCGAACAATTGCGCTACATTGGAATGCTGTTGAAAAAAGACATCAAAGAAGTACTGGGCATTGATGTCAAAGTTAAAACAGCAATCATGTTTATAAATGAGCCTAGATTTGTACAAGATATGCATATCGACGGATTTCAAATTGATCGTGCAAATGCCAGTAATACTGCACTTAACTTGCCAATACTAAATTGTGACACTGGACTAATGAAATGGTACAGTGGAGAGTTTTATCTTACTGAAAGCCCGCATAAATCTATCAAATATCTGAAAATTAACTGGACCACTGAGTCAAAGGTCGCTGTTGAAAAAATTATCAATCGGCCAACCATTGTTAAAATAAACATTCCACACCACATTGAAAATCAATGTGACCTGCCAAGATTGATGTTGAGTGTTCGCTTCACTGAAGACATCCTCATTGGCTAATCCTCAGCGGATTATTGGCATACATAAATTATATTAGGAGATAGCTATGCGTTGGGTTGCACTTGCATGTACCGCCGAGAATGAAATACTCGCTTGGTCCAATGATTTATCAATTTTAGAAAGTGGATGCTCGGGAGAATTCCGAGCAATTTGCAGAATCTACGGAGTTGATGATCAGTTTGTTAATCAGTTTGCCAAGGGAAATTTAAATTTTAGATTAAAGTTTGATGGCCCTAGAAACACCACCTGCGAACCATTTGAAAGAAACAATGAAGTGATAATGTTGAGTGCTGTACTGCAAGCCAGGGTGGGGCTAACAGCTGAACTTTATCAAAGACTGGCACATGGGTTTAAAAGATTTAGTCCAGTGGTTGAATGGCAACAAGATGCATACGAAGAAAAGTATCGTCAAGCTGTAGAAGTTGTCAATGGTAAAACTGAAAATATTGGCATGGTCAATGACTATGCTGAAGAATCTGGACTTGCTATCAATATTGCCGCTGGCCTAATTGTAAACAAGTATCAGAATAGAAAATTTCTAATACGAAAACTCGAGCGGCTACGCATGCGTCACCAAATTGCAATCCGCCAAGCCTCAAGTAAATTTGATCTAGCACAAGTTAGAGCCAATATGGAAGAAGATTCCTTTTTATCAATGATGATGTGACATGAAAAAATTACTATACTATATTCCACACAGAATTTATCGTGCCAATTCAATGCACGATGTAAACCCAGTTACAAAAGAATTTATTAAAATGTTCAATCCTTGGATTAGTCTAAGCGATAGAACAAATACTATTACAATACCCGGTGTAGAAATTTTTAATAACAGTCCTATTCCAGTTCTACCTGCGGTAGTTCCTTCATTCTCATCTGCCAGCTACAGTAGAATTGACGAATGTATTGCAATTGCAAATAGTCGTGGAGCAGAGAAGATTGTTGTTTTTTACTCAGGTGGTATCGATTCTACACTAATTGTATCTTTGTTAATCAGTCATCCAGATTGGAGTTCTCTCAAAGAGAAAATTTGGTTGGCAATCAATGAAGACAGTCAACTTGAAAATCCAAAATTCTTTGATGAGATTGTACTACCAAACTTTGGTACAAAGTTACTGCCCAGTAACAATTACTATGGAATTATCACTGATTCAAAGAATGTTTGCATTACTGGCGAATGTGCAGATAACTTGTTTGGTAGTCTGACGCTAAAAAGTTACATGGATAACACATTAAACTACAATGCAATACACGAACCCTGGGATGGAGAAACGGGCAGTTTAAATTGGTTGCTGGATAAAGTTAATTTATACAGGGATCAACGAGAGCAAATGCTGTATGACTTGGTCAATGCGGCGCCTGTTGATATTCGTAGTAACCATGATTTTCTGTGGTGGTTAAACTATACAATGAAGTGGCAAGCTGTCAAGTACCGCATGGCAATGCATGCTCCGACAGCAACTGATGCAGAATACATTGCTGGTAATATTATCAACTTCTTTGATAGTCAATCTTATCAGGAATGGGCATTATACACCACTGAACAGAAGGTTGGTACTACATGGAATTCTTATAAGCTTCCGGCCAAGGCTTTGATCAATGATATCTGGGCCAATGCTGAATATCAAACATACAAAACCAAGTGGCCAAGCTTGCCAAGTATCACTCGTTATAATAATGCTTGGGGATTTTTGTGGCAGAATGAAGATGGTTCGTTCACTGCCACAAAGGAATTAGACGACTAAGTCAGTGGCCATTGGGAAGATTTTAGCAATTACTTCGGCACATGCTCGTGCCACTTCCTGATGTTCCTTTTGTGTGCCATTTGCACTGCGTAGTTCAATAAAGTGAATCCAGCTACGCAATGTTCCATTCATATACAAACGACTAACAGTCAAGCCCTCAGGTAAAACTGCTCGGGCTTGTTCTTTGGCAATGCCATTGGCAATGGCCCAATCATATGCATTGGTGGCCGCGTCAATGACTGCCTGTTGTTTATCAAGCCAAACCATTTGTGTTTCGTGCTCTACTGAGTCGATACTGTTTTGTCTATTTTTGGGATCTTGTAACCGTGCTTCTCTAAGTACGAATGACAAGTCTTTAGTAGGATCAGCATATCGTTGGCTGAACTCTTGGAAACTAAAACTTCTGTGTCGCAAGATTTGACGGGCAATGTCTCTAGTGGTTGTGATTTCAATACAGGCACTGACCATTTCAAGTGGACTCCAGTGTGCGTGTTTGATAAGGTATCTAATAAGCTTTTCTGATGTGTCAGTGTTAAGCTGATTGGCAGGATTGGACACACGGGCGCAATACGCAATGAGTTCCTGTGCATCCGTGATGCCAAGATCTGCAAATTCTTTAGTTGGATTTGAGTAGCTGAGTAGTCGTACATTCATGTAAGTTCCTTTTTATCAATTATAGCATCTTTTCTAATAGACCACAATCTTTTTATCTCACTTGGCGGAGCAAACGGCAATACTAATAACATGCAAGGATCAAATTCAACAGCTCTTCCGCTGACACTGGAACCAAAATCAAAACTACTTGCCTTTTTGTGATGGTTGTTGTGCCAACCACTTCCCCAGTGGAAGTATCCAATCCACCATACATTGGTACTGGCATCTTTATTATCAAAGTTTCGATAGCCTGCGGCTGGAACATGTCCAAATGTGTTGACCAGTCCATCTGCATGTAAGCTCATTAAGCTACCTATTACAAAAAACCAAACGGTAAAAGTAAGGCCAAACAGTAGCCAGCTTAATAATAGTGTAGCATAGATAATCTTGTTGTAATTTTCATGGATGAATGTAATTCGTTTATCTCTAAGCAAATCAACTGCATGTCTAAAGCTCACACTATTTTGTGTGATGGCAAATTGCCAGCCCATGTAACTCCACCATTTGCCGTTGTCGACCGGGGTATGAATATCTTTACCAGGCTGATCACTTACGCGATGATGATGACCACGATGTAGTGCAACCCACCATAGCGGACTGCCTTCGCCAACCATGGTTGCGGCCCACAATAACAACGGCTCTGCCCACTTGTATGGTGTCCAACTTTTATGACTTAAAAATCGATGTAGTGTTAGATTGTTGCCAACACCATCCAGTAGTATCCAGCCGCAAATGGCTGTGACCGGCAACCACCATGACCATGCTGTTGTTACAGCATACACAATTGCAATTATTGCCGCAAGGTGGTAAGGAAACCATATTGCTATGATATAAGGAATTTGGCCAGTTTTACTATACAGGGAGGCCTGGTTATCAAACCAATCTAATACTCTTCTCATTTATTCTTTTTCTCTTCTAATTGCTTTACCACCTTCGCTCGGTGCTTCAGTATTTGGTCGTCGAAGTATATATCTTCTCAGGTCCATATCATGCGGATGTATTGTACTGCCCATTAAATCATGTATCAATGCGTATGGACTTCTTGATTTTGCAGGAACCATACATTCTACAAATGTATAGTACCGTTCTCTAAAAGGAAGCATGATCTTACTGTAAGCCTCGCAACGACTTGCTGGATATGTAACAAAAAATTCATTTAGTCCAGCATTTTCATGTATAACACAAAGCTGTTCCATGATTTCTCTAAATGTTGGAATAAATCTCACTCCTACCCTAGGACTTAATAACCAACTGACAGACCAACTTGGCATTACATTGTATCGACGTACTCCTACTGCGGCAATCCATTGACCATTTTCATCTTCTAATGCATACACTTGTCGTATGTTGAAATTTATAAAGCTACTGGGCCGTAAAAATGTCATAAAAAATTTACGAAACTTTATGTCGTCATCTATATCGTTTGAAATTTTAAAGTCTGGATATTTGTCTGGATCTGTATTTTCGTAGATGTCTAAAGCAAATGTTACCAATTGCTCCAGGTGATCTAAGGTTAATGGTACTAAGCGACTTGACATATTGTTTGTATTCCGTTTATTAAATTTTTCTCTAATGTGAGTGCAGGTACTTTATAAAACCTAGACTCAAATGTTAATCCATTGGACGATATGTTATAAAGTACTGCATCCCATAAATGATAATAGTTTTCCATACCGTGCCATTTTGGTCTTGGTCTAAATTGATAGCCCAAGCTTGAGTAAATTTTCATCTTGCTAGATGTCCAGCCAAGCTTGCCTGGAATTTGGTCTCTAATTAATTTTGCAACTGTTTCTTCTTGTAAAAATGCCAACATAGATTCTGGGCTATAAGTATAAAAATTATTCAAGGCTGGTATTCCAGTTTTGTCAACAAACCTGCGCCATACACCATCTTGATCTTCTTTCTTTAAAAAGCACCATTCAAATTTATAGGCGCCCGTTTCCCAGTTAATCTGCGGCACCTTTTCCAATTCTACTTCGTCAACAGTTATCATTGGTGCGGCAAATTGTTCAGCTACTTTTAATAAAATTTGTTGATAGAAACTGTAACTTTGATAACGATTGGCAATGTCATAACATTCGCCACTGTCAAAAAATGCTTGCGGATCAAAATCAATTATGTCGCATTTCAACCCCATTCTCTCAACCATTCCCAGCATAGGGCCAATGTCGTAGTTGTTGTTATTGTTTGCAAATTTAACTGTTGCCAATTTTGGTTGTATTCCAGCGGCTAAAAAACTGCGGAGGGCAATCTCACTATCTAACCCACCACTCATAAAAATTGTCAAGTCTGGAAAATCTCTATACAAGCACCGAGCGTTTCTGATTAGTTCGGCTCGTAATGCCATAGGAGTACGAGTACATCCGCCTACACTCATTGAGGTCGACTCTAGATCAGATGTACGCCAAACACTTGATTGGTCATTGTCATACCAATACTTTAAATGGTAATTTTCAGTGTTTCTAATAGAATTCATTATGCATTAAATGGCTCAGTTCTCACGCCAAACTTGTCTATCAAGTCATTGACTATTGGCTCAAGTTGGTCGTAAGCAACCAATGGTTTTATTACAGCCCATTGCGGTGTGTTATGTAATCTAATTTTATTATCCAGTGGAATACAATCATTCCACCAATCGCTCCAGATAGTACCAAGGGCGCGGCCTTGCCCTTTGGAAAATCGTACAATAATATCATAGATTGATTTGTTGTAATCATTGAATGTTAGTAACATTCCAAGTTTACCTCTGGACTCACACCATTCTAAATTACTAGACAACAAGTATTTGGAAACAGAATTGTCGCTCCTATATGGTGGTAGTACCCAACAGCGGTTGCCACCGGATCCCAATTGATCATGCAATGGGCAGTCTTCAACTGCGCTTACACCAACGACACTTTCTACATCTTTGTCGTATAAGAAAGTAATCTGTCCATTATCTTTGGTCCATCTTTTCTTGTTTTTAACCAAGAATAAAAATCCGCTTGATGTACGATCTCCCATATTTTCCAGGGCAGGTGATTCAGTTTCTGCAATAGTTGAAAGGAACCCGTTGTACAAGGATTCGTATTGTTCAAACTCAGTTGCGTTAGTATGGAATATAGATAGATTCATATCTATATGTAGCTGTCAATCTATGTCGTTGTTTACCAAGCACATGACAATATGTACTCTATCTTCCAAGCTTCCGTTTATTGCAGTATGTTCTTCTTTTGTGTTGACCCAATATATGCGGCCATCTGCTGGAATATGTAAAATTTCAGGGGGCCGAGTAAAAATAAATTTGGCTTGATTGTGTGTTTTGACAGCAATGTGCAGTCTGGGATTATCGTCTGTGTGTATACTATAACACACCCTGGCAGGCATAATCATAATTCTGGATCTGAATACAGGAATTGGAAGTGAACTAAAAAAGTCCTGCCACCAGGTGCCTGCAAGATCTGGATGTATCATATTCCATTGGCCTTCGCCTTCACCGGGCCTTGAACCTGTACTGGCATTCCAATCAGCGGATCCATTTGTTTGTAAAGACAATTGTCTTTGATCTGGATGTGCCGACATCAGCAGTTGTGTTTCTGCTTTTAGTCTTTCAAAGTCAATTACGCCGGGTATTTTGCTGATCCGTTGCATTATAGTTTTCCAATGGCCATATATCTATTGCACATGTACAGGTTTAACTCTCCTGCCCATAGAATAGTATTTAAGCCAGAGGATGCAACAAATTCTTCTAGGTTATTATGGCAGTTGACATGGTCAGGTACGTCAAACATGTCATTGCCTTGTAGCACTACTGTAGTTCCAGCCGGCAAGGACTTTATCCAATCGCCGTGATCTTTAAAATGCTCTACAATGGTGTCAATTAGCAACAGCTTTTTATATTTGGATAGTTGTAGTTCTCTTACATCTGTTCCTGAATTTTTAAAATTGTTGTGGAATCCAGAATTTAACTCTATTGCGGCAGAATGTACAGATGTGTCAATGTCAATGTTGATAACTGAATCTAAATTTTGTCCCAGCATGTTAGATAAGAATGGTAACAATCCAACCCAACCGCCAACAACCAATGTTGAAGTTTCAACATCGCCCATCTTGCGTTTCTTTGGAATTAGATTTCTTTCTATTAGTTTTTCAACCAGCCAAATTTTACTTTTGACTTGATTTCGGCTCAGTGCATCTTTCCAGTTTAATTCCCTATCATTATTAATTGCAACAGCCAATCTTTTGATATGATCTCGTTGATTGTAATAGTATTCGTTTCCAATGCAAACGCCTAATTTTTTTATATCTGTATCTACTACACAGGAAAGCAATGACTCTTTGCCAATTATCATCTCAACCAATTGAAAGAATTTGTCAAAGTCTTCTCTTGCATCAATTATCAATTGATGTGCCAGGGCCAACACAGGCAAGGCAGGTGTTTCAAATGCTTCAATGTTTAAGTTATTCCACTCATTGAGTGTCCATAATTTATTGGCCATGCCCGTCAAGTCTGTTTCTATTAGATTGACCTTTAGGGGCGTTAACTTAATTGTTTTGCCATCAGTCCAGTCTGTTGGAACATACAGTCCGGTTTCTATTGCCACTTGTAGTGCAATTAATCCTTGCTGGTCATCGCCTTCTCTTACTGCATTCAACAAAGGCCATAAATCAAATGCGTACTCTCTTCCAACTTCAACAATCAACTGTGTAAGCTCGTATTCGTCTTCAGTTTCAAGCCAACGATGAAAATGGTGTACACTTTTGCGAAATCCAATTGCTTCATCAACAAAATAAAGCAATGCAGATCTTAGTTCTGTATTCTTATCCATTGAACCATCCATATAAATTCAAGTTGGTTCTCCATTTAACATCATCATATGTTAACGATTTGGCCGGATGCAATTGCAACATCTTTAAGAAGTAGCTTTGTTCATCGGTAAAATCTGGTAGTATGAAGCCTAATCCTTCACTTATGTGCTTGCCTAAACTTTTGCTTGCCTTGATTGGGTCAGCATTTGCATGCAATGCAAAAAAGTCTTTGAACCAGGCATAGTCTCTGATATTGACACAGTCAAAGTTGTCGTATTGTAACATTTTTACAGCGAGTCTTGCACCGTATACACTCCACATGCCATTCTCTACATCAGCACCCAATGTCATCCATGTCAATAGCCTTTGATAGTTTGCGGCATGCATCATTTCTGGCCAAGATTCAAATGCAAGCACTTGTCCTTGTTCCATACTAAGCTTGACGCCTTCTCTAAATCCCACTCGAAATGCTTGGTAAGCACTGGCGTTTGTGTATACATTAGAATAACAACCTGGTAGCTCTTTGTATCTATTGAAGTCCCAACAAAAATCTATTGCATCTCGATCTTCAGTGGCCAGTTCATGACTTTTCATGTTAGCAAGATGTTCAGTACTCCACATTTTTAGGCCGCCATTGCCGTACATGAGTCCGTTTGTGTATTGTCTGCCGCCCCAGGTAAAGCTGACTTTTCCATCCATGCCTTCGGGCAATTGTTTATTGAAGAAAGCTGGATCAACTTCGTTGTCTGCATCTACTGTGATGATATATTCACTGCTGGCAAATTCAGTGGCAGCGGCCTTGTGTGCCGCATCAAATCCGACCACACCATGTACTCTGGCAATTCGTTTATGTGGAGTAATTGACTTTAGCAGTTCCCAATTTTTATCTGCATTGGGTTCATCAAAGCTTAAAAATACTACTGGAACATCTGACATCTTTTTATAGATGATTGGATTCTTGACTGCTTTAAACATTGACATTTTTAAATTCCTTTTTTAGCCACGACCAATCATTGATTAAATTTAGCTTTTCAATGTCATCACTGTTACGCATGCCGTACTTGGATCCACTTCTTGCACCATCAATTGTGTACTTTCCGTTGTTTGAGAACCAACCATGCGTACACCATATGAATCTTCGTTCACTGCACTTTTCAATTGCTTCCCAGTATGTAAAAATATCTGTTTCTTTAAGATATTTTTCTTTGATCAGCATACCCTGGGCTTTTCGATAGTTTGCTTTTTTCTCATCGGTCCAGTCTTGAGTTGCAATGTAAATGGATAGATCTTCCAGCTCGTTGCGCTCTTTTCTTTTTGCAGAGTTGACCCTGCTCTTTATCATTGACAAGGATGACAGCTTTGCACATTCGCGAAAGGCGCCTATCCAAGCAGATTCTGGCGTTACATTAAATCTAGTTTCGCAACTGATGCTGGACATGTTGACACTTGCGCGACCAATTGTGGTTGATAGGTCCAGCTCCCAAGGGCGGCTTTCTAGGAATGGCTGGCGTGGAAATAGCTTTACACCACCGTAACCATACTCCAGTTCATTTGCTACATTTTTTGAATTCCATACCAATACACATTCGTTTTCTGGAATATCCCAATGTCCTGTTTCTGCGCTGGGAATAAAATTAAAATCAAATCCATCTACGATCCATGCATCTGCATCAACTACCCAGAAGTTTTCTGTGGTACTTTGTTTTGCACATGTTTCGTGTACCTGATAGATGCCCTTGACATTGCTGATATGCTTTGCTGTGGGCGCAAATTCTAAAAGGCGTGTCCAGTTGGCTTCGCTACCTTGTTCGCCCATTGAGATAAAGAAAACATCTAACAATGTTTACTCCGCAATAAACTGTTCAACATCGCTTTCCTTGACAGTTGGGCCAAGTCGATGCGGATTGAAATAACTGGCCTTAAAGAAGCGACTGCCTGCTTCATCCAAGTCTGCAATTTCAAGTCTTAAATCTTGTTGTAGTATGCGACCAATTTTACGAGTCTCGGCCAACAGCTTTGTTCGGCTCCAAGAGTACTTGCTGTTGGGACAAGTTTCTTCGTCACCAACAAATTGTGGCATTACTGTTTCTGCCCAGTATTGATTGTGCCATTCGAAGTCAGCAACCAATTTGTAGTCCCAATCTCGACGCAAGTTGGTTAAGTAGCAACCTAAACGAGCACCGTACATGGCCCATAGCCCATTCTGCACATCCATACCAACACTCATCCAAACCAGTAGTCTACGATGATTTTTAAAATGGTTCTTATCTGCAATTTGGCGCCAGTCCATCGGCTTTCCATCATGCAAGGCCAATTTGACACCTTCTCTAAATCCTGCACGATATGCCTGATATGGAGTTGCATTGTTAAACACATCGCTGTAGATGTTGTTCAATTGATGATAGTGAATGTCCCAGCAAAAGTCCACAGCGCCAGCACCCGAATCAACTGCCTCATGAGTACGCATCTGCTCAACAACCTTAACCGGCCACAATTTGACGCCACCGTTGCCGTATACCAGTCCATTGACTATATTCTTGCCGGACCATGATAACACATCACTGCGATCAAATTTTCCTAAATCTAGTTCAAGTTCAAAAAAGTCTGGTCGCACTTTGTTGTCTGCATCAATTGTGATAAAGCGTTCAGTTTCGGCTAGTTTGGCCGCGGCCTTGTGACAAGCATCGCTTCCATATACTCCGTGACTGCGTTTGGCCCACGGGCATTTTTCCAATAAATCTGCATAGTTTGCATCTGCATTTGGTTCATCGTAGCTGATGAACACTACATCAAATTCGCTAATAGGGGTTTTCAATTTAGTACTCCGATATCTATATTGCTTGCTTTATATAACACTTGCGGTACGGTCTGGTAAGGCCAATCTGCAACAATTTCAAAGGGATGATGCTGTCTCATCATCAGTGCTGGAAGTTCTGACCAAGAATGAAATGCTTCTGGATCATCACCATTTAATATTGCCACTTTTAAATTTCCAAAATGAGAATCTATGCTGGATCCTTTTTCATAATGACTTTGTGCCCATATGCCATTGCCCTTCTTAAAGAGAGAAATGTGTTTTCCGCGGCCCATATGACTGATAACTGTTTGTTCGTCGCTGACACCAGAAAATAAATGATAATTCTGTACTCTATTAAACGACAGCTCTTCTGCAACTGGTGGAATATTAATTCTAACACGCTGACCTTGATACAGTATCTTGATCACGGTGTCATGACTCATAAAACTCCAAAGACGCTGTTCCCAATATCCGCGTTCCACAATGTCTGCAACAGGTACATCAGTTTTTCCAAATAGTTGATGCGGGTCTTCTTCGTCAGTTAGAAACATAGGTATATGTTCAGCTACAGTGTCCTTGTCAAGGCGTTCTTTGATTTCAGTTGACCATCTACGACTGGCTTCTACCCTGATCATTCCATTTTCATTGAATAATAATACACGCAAAGGAGTCAGCGGATTGTATAGATTTTCACCGGCACTGAGCCACCCAAGTTGAATTTGCTTCTTTTTAAACTTGCTGGGTTTTTTGATGTCTACTAGATCCAATGCTCCCAGCGTTTCATTGAATGCAATTTTATAATCGTTTTGATTTGCAGAACCAGACAATAGATCTTTTACTCTTGCATACGACAAGACAATATGTGAAGGATCTGCTGACTGTCCTGGTCTAATAGAATTGATAAGCCCAGAGCTGGAATCATATTCCACAGACCAAAACTCTTCTCTTTTTCGTTTTCTAGGACGAAGTTCAAATTGAATTTCATCCACGGCGCCAATACTCCAATGGCTTTTCACTTTCTGCTAGCCACACTGGATAAATTTGACTGTGATTTTCCAGTTTAAAATTTCCATTGGCAGGGTAAAATGCAATCCAATCATGCCACATATGATGTGCATACATGATTGGTGCAAGCTCTAAATTTCTCACACTCATGTCAACTATTTTAAACCAGTCTGGTGCATGCCAATGGCCTGTTGAAAACACCACACCCAGTACATGTTCGAGTGTTGGAACTTCTGGCTCGTAATTTTGCCAATACACAGCTTTGTCAAGATGCAATGCCAGTTCGAAACTCAATTGGGCAGATTCTGGATCTCCCACTATCAATAGATAGGTCCAAATGTTATTACCATTTTTTTCTAAGGGTAATCTTTCCAGTATCTTACCAGGAGGTATTGGCTGTCCGCGATGGTCTACACCTGTGCCCGGCATAAAATTCAGCTTCTTAGATACGGCAACTTTAGCAATTTCAAAAGTAGTTTGACGTGGACACAATCCAGCCCTGCAAATAATATCACCTGACTCTAATTTTAAAGTTGATAATATTTTTAATTGTTCCCAAGCATCATCTGGCAAGTCTACAATGTTAATTGGCATCATTGCATCAACAAACTTTGTGTCCATCTTGGTGATATCTGCATGGTTTGTTCGTCCTGGAAGTGTAAGTATATGTACGGTCATGCCAACACTTCCATGATTCTATCGTAGTTGCGGATGATGCTTTTCTTGTTCATTAAATGCAAGTCCTCACCCGTTACTTCAACTACCATATTTTTCCACTCTTCTGGCAGATTGCTTAACATGATCCAACGGTTTGAATCAACCACTTCAACAATATCATCTCGCTGGTCTTGGTATCTAAGATAATATGGAATTTGTCCAATGAAGCCACCATCTGACCAACCATCACACATGTGAGCCGCAATGCTGGCTGAATAGTCTGTGCGATACAATGTGCCTGGGAATTTGTATAGGAAGCGATAGTATTCCCAATTTTGTTTTACTGCTGACCAAATACTGAAAAAATGTTCTGCTTCTTCACTCTTACGCCAGTACACCACAGTTGACCACCACATGCGAATGCCAGCATAATGTAGCCAGCGTTCTGTGGTGTATGGTTCTTCCATTCTTAAATTTCTAGCATCTCTGTACATGGCCACATCATTCTGACCGCCAAACAGCTTGGCCAAATTGGCATTGCCACATAGGTAATCTGTGTCAATTAAAATTGTTTCATCAAATGGACTTAGATTATAAATGTCGTGTTTGTTGGTGTTTGTAAACTGTGCGTTGAAGCTGTGATATGCGCCATCGTGATGTAAACGCATGTTTCTTTCGTATTCGGGATTGGTTAATATAATGTCATCAAACGCGGCGTTCATAATATCAATACCGTGCGTTTGTTTACAATGTTCCATGCTTTGCTGATTGGTAACCAGTACAACTGGATACTCAGGCATGAATTTTTTTACAGCATACGCGGCAACAATGGCCAATTGCGTATAATCCAACTGCTCATTGTTGTAAGCAAACATCATGAATCCCTTGGTGCTCATGATTATAGCCCTACAATTTTTGCGGTAGACCTTGCTGACTTCAGCTTTTTCTGTTCAACTTGTTTTGTTTCCATGGCAGAATCATAAGCTTGAATCAAAACATTTAGAAATTCGTTTGCATCATCAATTGTTATAACATTACCACTGTGGTCCTCAACAAAAACTTTCTCGTTGCGGGTTGCCTTGACGCTAACAAACGCTATTAGCTCTTGCGTAGATTTAAAGATCGCACCTTGATGTGACACTAAAAGTGCCGCTTCAATTTGGGCATTGATGTTTTGCCGTTGTACCTGTAAAGTTAATCGATAATTGGCAAAGGCCAATGCATCTTCTAATTTTTTATCCATCAATCACTTCTTAGGCTACGCTGGCAATCGCAATTAATCCGGTAATAACAGCATTGAGCTTTTCTTTGAAAGCCAGTTGATTCATCTCTTGGATAATATCTAACTGTCTTTGCATATCACTTAGCACTTCACACAATTCTTCTTTGCTCAATTGCCCCATAAGGACCTGCTGAGTTTGTTGCTTGACTTGCTCTGCCGCGTTGGCAAATACTGGGTCTCCACAATTGGCAAGTTCTGCCAATGCTTGACTGATTTCATCTAAGTTCATCTTGGTCTATTTCCTAGTGTATGTTGAATAACTGTTGCGCTGTTTTCAATACTTTCAAACTTGATTTTACAAAATGCCACACTCACTGGACCATTTCCATAACGAAATGTCAATCCTTGTGCAATTTCATTCAAAGACTTTGATGCCTTGTAGCCATTTTCATTATGAGGAATATTCTCGCTGTATAACTCAAAAGTTCTGGTATTGTTTGACAACTTAACTGCATTCTCTTTGCTAACCTGTGCATTATCACATTGTGATTTAAATTGCTGTGCTTCAGATCGAATTGTAGTAATTAAACCATATTCGGCTGAGTCAAACTTAGTCATTAAGTATGCATCAATTAGAGCGCAACCACTTAGCATACTCAAAGCTAAAAGCAAAACTGTTATTTTTTTCATATTTTAACCTTAGAATTGTTGCCAATGGTTAGCAAACGCAATGCTATTTATAGATGCGTTAGCAACCGTTTAACCGTTTAAAGTTCTTGCCAGTCTTGAGTCAACTGACTTACAGGCATTGGTAATTCCAAAGTTACTGAGCGTTCGCTAATAGTACTTGGATGTGTCATAGTAACAGTCATTGCAACTGAACCTCGCACTTCAATACCAAGGCCGGCATTGTCTAACAACGACCTAATTTCTAATTTTTGTCCGTTAATGGTACCAAACAGTTTCAAACGGCTCGAAGCATAGCCGCCATAACCGCCATATCCGCCATAGCCTCCATAGCCTCCATAGCCTCCATATCCGCCATATCCGCCATATCCGCCATAACCTCCACTGCCGCCGTTACAGTCCTCTCCACCATAACCTCCGTATCCACCATAACCTCCGTATCCACCATAACCTCCGTATCCACCATAACCTCCGTATCCACCATAGCCTCCACCACCACCTCCGGCAGGGCTGGTATATAGAAGTTTTTCATTAGGTGTTAATTCGCTAAATCCTAGACCTTGACTAATTCCTCGATTGTTCAAACTTGCAGTATCTTCAACATTAATCTTAATGGTTCCCATGTCAATGAATATGGTTTTCCATGTATGGTAGCCGCAACCATAACCACCTGTGATACTGTATGCTATGCGAATATCGCCACCAGCGTTGAAAAAGTGACGAGCACTTTCATATCCGCTAAAGTCCAACTCAACAATGCTGTCTAGTTGATTGGTCCAATTGATATCTTTTGAATATGTTCCAATACTGTTGATTGTAGTGTATTGGGGATCTACAGCATTTCTTAAATTCCTTGCGCCATTTAACAATGACTCAGCTGAATTAAAAAAGTCAGCCGTAACCTTGTCGCCACGAGCAACAACCACTAGTTCAATGTCACTGCTGTTTGTTCTTAGGGTACTGATGTTGATGCGATCAACAATTTCATTTGTCTTATCTGCAGTAATTTTTTCACCGCGTTGAACATTGTCAACATTATTGCCGCCCCAGCCCCAACGGATTGCATCTTGTACCGATGCGTCATCGCTTGGACCTTGATTATCATGCGTGTCACCGAATAATTCGTTTACAGAATCTGTAAGTGAGTTAAGGTAATCCGCTGTGATTTTATCTTTGCGGCTAACTGACATTATCTTACTCCAACTGTTGCTTCGACTTTACCAATTCCTGCACCATCAAAATTAGCTAGACTACGACCAACTATGCTCCATGCTGGAGAATCAACAGGGGCCGCTTGTGCAACACCCGGAATATCGCTGGCAGTTAATCTGTCGCCACGATTTACTTTGCCTTTGACTTTTACTGGAATACGACCAGCTACGGCAATGGCCAATGCATTTTTAGCATTCTTCTTTTTAGTGTTCATCAAATAGGCAGGACGAGATGAAACAATACCAAACACATTGGTATCACCAATGCTGGTTGTTTGTGTAACTTCTGCTTCACCGCCTAGGCTGACCAAAGTGCCAGCTTCATAAGTTGCATCGCCAACATAAATTTCAGCAACGTCAGCAAACTCAGCTTCAACTGCAACACCGCGAATTTTAAAGTCCTGGCTTGAATTCAAGTTTAATCCACGACCAATTGTTCCTGCATTGTTGTAGTCACCTTCACTAGAATCAGGAGTACCAATTACACCACCACAGAATGTGGTATAATCGTAACGATCAGTCTGAAGGTTAGCGGCAGCAGGAACAAAATCTGCATCCACACTTAAAATTGCAACCAGCACATTCTTAACCATAATCTTCAAACATTTATGGGCTGGTGTATTTGGATTTACATCTTTGATGTCTACTTCAAAAATGCCGTTGCCATCGCTGAATGCTGTGATGTTTATCCAGTCTGCTGGACGATTCATGTAGTCTGGACCAACATGCAACTGCAACATTGGTGGAACAACTGCGCCTGTTGGCGGTGCAACTGCAAGTGTATCTGCAGGGTTTAAATTGTAGTATAGCTGTCCTTTGAGTGAATTCAATTCGCTTCGTGGTTTACCTGCAAAATTTTCAATATGGCGGGCAAAGTTTTCAGCAATAATTTCACCGTAACCCAGGTAGTTTTTACCAAGTAATACTAGGTCAGTTGATGTAGTGTCGATTTCACCGTCTAGTAGCGTTACCAGTGGTGTTATTTCGTCGCTTTTAGTTACATTGTATGCCATTTCTTTTATCCTTTTGGCTAATTTGCCATTATGCTATTTAGTTTTATCCATTAACCAGCCCTGACTCTGAGGGTGTAAACAATTTGAATTGTTTGGTCATCGTTTTTCTGCACCGGGTGAAAGATAAAATGCGTAAGCAGGTTTCCTGAATTTAATCCAGTATTTCCTTTGGTCTTTAAACCTATTTCATTGAACTCAAACTCACCATCATATATTGTAGTTGCATCCAAGCTTGAACTTGTTGAATCAAAAGTATTGTATGTACTATCTACAGCAAATGGTTCTTTGTTTGCAATTGTGGCAGTTACAATTGTGTCAGAATAATTTGATCCAACATTGTGCTGAATAACTACTCCGTCGGATGATTCTTCCATTCTATTGACATCGCTATCGTCAACTACTCTAAAATAAGTTGGAGTATACAAATTGGCACCTATACCAACAATATTTGGCTTTCTGTAAGTTATTGTGCCATCTGTTGCAACGATGGCGGCACCACAACCAAAGTGCATTTCGCTAATAAATGATCCGGCGCTTCTTGCCAATGCAAGCGACAGCGCCACGCTCATATTTTCCTGGTGGATTGCATTTGAGCCTTCTACCAGAATCTTACCGGTGTTTAAGTCTTTTATCGTAATAAAAGTTTCTATGCTAATTGGTAACTCTTGTATATTCATATCAATATTTAGTTATTTTTTTATAACCCACTTTAATCTTCATCAACTAATACTTGTGTAAGAGTTGTTATTTTTATCAATAATGGACGAAGGTCCTCAGTTGATAGTTTTTTGTATGCAATTTCTTCAACTGGTGTACCGTTTCGTCTACGATCAATCTGTCGAATATAGCCAGGCTCAGCGCCAATTATATGATTCTCTGTAACAGTAAGTTCGATGTTTTCGTCCAAAGTAACTGGCACTTGTTGCAATGACTTATTGACTGTTCCACGATCTAACAGTTCACTGTGGAACGGTTTAACTTCAGTGATATATTTCTTAATCAGCGTATCTTTCTTGTCATAGTAAATTGGCACTTGTGTCAAGTCATTTTTACTGGTTGAATCAAAGGTCAAATAGGTAGTTTTAAATATCCAATCTGCCAATGGGTCCTGGACCAGGGCTTCTTTGGCCATTGCAAAGAACACCAGATTAAAGTAACCAACGGCGTCGCCAACAAAGATATTTTCTCTAAGAGCTTTTAGTATTATTGCAAAAACATCAGTAAAGCCTTCATCCCATGGATAGCCAGCCCACTCCTTGACATCCCAGCCGCTGGTGCGCCAAATTGGATAGAATTGAATAGTACCATTTTTCTTGTATAACAGAGTAAACTGGTCAGTGGCCAGGTTGTCAACTCTATAAACAGATTGGACATTGTTATCTCCATCAACCAAGGCAAACTTTGTTGGATTTGTATAGTTGAGTAATTCAGTAAACGAACGAATTCTAATTTCTTCGTTGCCCGGAGAATAATCATCTACTTTGTAATCTACATAGTACCAGTATTGTGTTACATCCAGTGCTTTTGATCCAAGCAATGGTTGCCAAATTCGCAGATATTTGTCCCATTCAAATTTGTCGACAGTATTTACTTGTGCCAATTTGTCATTGATAGTATCAACAAAAGTTCTACGAGCATCTTGTAAATTCTTGTACCAGCTTTGTGGCAAAGGACTGTATGCATTACCATATCTTCTCAACGGATGTAAATTGATATCTGGAACTTGTCTAGACTTGACGATAACTGCATAATACTTGTTGTCTTCCAGCACATTTTTTACCAATGCAGTTTGAAATCTTGCAAGATTATCAACTATGCTATCAAATGATGTTGCATTGCTGATACCTGCAGTCACTCGGAACACTCCAAAAGATTCAGTTCCATCATCCTGCCAAACAAATTGCACTTGTTCTCTGTCGGCGTTGATTGTTGGTAACACTGGAATGTCATGCCCACCATACACATTGGTATATGTAAAATCTGTACCATTGAGATCTACTGTTGTGATTAGTTCTCCAACTGCATAGCTCTGTCCAACAACAAATTGTCTTACATCATGTAGCATTCTGTAATTGTCGTAACCTACCAAACTGTCTCGCAATCTAGTAACTGGATAATCTGGAATCACACTACCTGACATTCCTTCTGTTAAAAGTATACCGGTGTTGTGTTTTTGTTCTGGTTTCTTGTTCTGTTCAATTCTTAAAATTACTTTTTCTCGGCCGCTAAAGAATTTACCAATGTTTGCAATCATGATACTGGCTGAAGTTGCGCCAGTTGCATCATATGTTACTTGCATTGGACTCATCCACGCAATGCCATTGGCATCTGGATCATTTAAAATAAATTCCATCGACGCAGAGGTATATGGACGAGCCATATTTGTTGGTAGCTTGCTGACACCTCGTTGCCAGTAGTAATATGTTGTAATTGTACCACCGTTTGGTTGTGTTTCTTCAATTACAGAATATCGTAATTGTTCTACACCACTGCTATCATCTAATCGCAGGCCAGGAGTATCTATTGTTGGTTCTTCTACTGCGCTGACCCATTCGTAAACTGCTACTTCACTGTCGGCAAACTGCTTGCCCCAATTGCTTGCACGATAGCTCAATGAGCCTTGTTCATATTCGATGTATCGAACTCTACTGGTATCCCACCAAGTTTTCCCAACATTGCTTTTACTCCAGGCCATGGTAACAAATTTATTCAATGTTCCAAGCTCATCAACATTATATGTTGCTGGATCAACTGGTTGACGATAGTTGATGTATTGCGCCATCTCATTGATACTGGCACCTTTGAACGGATCGTATACTTCTAATGTACCAAGTACATTTTCAGTTTTTTCGTCTAGTATCTGTACCTTATGTATTGCGTATGGATCAGTCATACGGGCTTCGCTTTCAATTACCAAGTCATCGTTCGCTGTTGCGCCATACACAATTACAGTGAACTTGTTGTTGTATGGCACAGAGTCCTGACCAGTATTGTCAATGTATGCTCGCATGCCCTTTAGCCAGGCTTGAGTCGCTTTACTTTGATTGTACTCGGCTATGGTTTCAAATTTAACTGGAGCCAGTTTGAATGCCACAGTATTATAAACAATTTGATCTGAACTACTTCTTGCTGGAATTAAGATATTGTAATCGTCAACAACTTTTAGTACCTTATGAACTTTGTCATAGTTGCCGTCATTGTTTCCAACCATTACAATGTAGTCTTGTGCTCGTAATCCATGTGGGTCAGCAAAAGTGACCTTGCTTTCATTTGCTGAAGTATCCAATGCATTTGGACAAGTTTCTTCAACATACATTGGACTAAATGTTTGTAGAATATTCCAACCATACCCAGTTGTTTTTAATTTCCAATATGACGAAACAGACGCAGTAATTTCGGCTCCTGTACCTGCTGAGCTCGTGACTGTCAGCGTTGGAATCTGATCAAATACATCACTGGAGTTTGAAAGCAGAACGCTGTTAATTGCGCCGCCTGCAACTGAGGCAACCGTTGCGACTGCAGGCACCAATGCAGTGGATCTGGTTGAATCGGTGATTGTGATGATTGAATTTGTAGTATAGCCAGCACCACCGTCTAATACATTGATTTTATCAATGACTCCAATTCGGTTGACCGTTGAAGTAACTGGTTCTAAAAAGCCCACAGTTACTCCTGATGAATCTGCATCTGTCCAATACGGATCAACAATTGTCACTGTTGATGCTGGGTTATAGGAACTGCCACCTGTGATCACTGTTACGCTGGTCAGCTTTCCATTTACAATATTTGGAGTATATGTAAAACCAGAACCAGTGCGACTGTTGATGATAACTTTAATGTCAGAAGGCACCAAAATGTTGCTACCCTGGCCGCTTGGAAGTATGTTAACTGCTGTTATGGCGCCGTTGACAATTGTTGCAGTTGCCCTGGATGGGTTTCGTCTTGTCACAGATATTGTTGTACCTTGTGTATATCCTTGGCCTGGTGTTGTAACTGTGAAGCCAGTGATTACACCATCCTGTGATCGTGCAAGTGATGGAACTGTCACATCTTGCACTGCTGTAACAGTTACTGATCCACCAGTACCGGTTCCTGTTTTATTGACAAGGTTATAACTTCTGGTCGCATATGATTGGCCACCCAATGCTCCAGTGGCATCGTTTGGAATTATTACTAATTCTTTAATGCTGTTTGCACTTGCTAAACTGCTTATTGGCGATTTGCTGTAATTGTACAAGTCAACATTGTCTGAGATGCTTTCTATAGCTGTTAATAGTGTGTCAACAAGTGCTACCACTGCTGTTCTTAATGTTGCTTTTTGTGCTGAAGTTAGTGCTCCGCCAAAGATTGCATTACTGGCTATTAATGTAACAGCATTGTCAATTTCCGTATCTAAGTCTGCTTGACTTACAAGTTCAGGCACTACACTGACACCAACTTTTACATTTGCATTGGCCAGTGTGCCTCGAATATATCTATTGGTACCAATGTCGAATGAGCTACCTGTGACATTTTTTAATTCGCCGTCGGCACCAAAATCAGGACCTGCAAGATATGTATTATTGTTTCCAATATATGCAATTACTTTACTATTTGTCTGATCAATAGTCTCAGATATAAATGGTTGTATGTCTGTGTTTGTTAAAGTTAAACCTGGCACCAACTGTTTCATTGCTGTGTAGAATGATGCGGCACCCGATAAAATCTTAGCTTTTTCAACTGCTGAGATTTTAAAATTATCTGGGTCAATTCCGTTGACCCAAGCAACCAGCGGAGTTGCCTGAGAAAACAGTACAAGATTGCCTGATGTATAATTTACAGCAAACGGTGTTGCCGTCAGCGCATTAATTTCTGTTACTCTAAATATTGCGTCAGTTGCAGATTGTGAAGTTGTATCTTTTTGTGCAACTAGTAAATCTCCTACAGCATAACCTGTTCCAGCATTCAAATAACCAAAGGTCTTGATTACATTGTATCTTGTAAATGTACCACTTGAAATGTTATCTTCAATGATTGGAACTATCTGAGCACCAGTGCCAGTACCATTCACTGTTACAATTGTATTATCTAAGGTGTAGTTATTGCCAAATCCAATGATACCAGTTGGCATATTAGCTGTTCCAATTCTACCAGTGATGGTTTGTTGAATTGTATCATTCTTATATGTTGCACTTAATAGTGCTGTTCCACTACCACCAGCCACTGCAATCACTGTGGTTTCTGGATTGTACCCACCTACAGTATCCGTCACATTGACAGTTTTAATTGTTCCATTGACAACTGCGCTGACATTGCCAACTGTGGTTGATCCAGATTTGACTAGGTCACCAACTTGATAATTTAAACCTTTTTGTGTTATTTTTAATTCAGCTATTCGATTATTAACAAATGTACTGCCACTGGTGTGCGGCTTGATACAAACATTGTAAAACCCATTTACATCAACAATGTCGCCAACATTGTACAATGTCGAGGCCGTCCAACTGCCTTTGTATTTGGTATTAATGTTAAAGCCATAGTCGCTTACCCAAACATTTGGCAACAGTCTGCCGTCAATTGTTTGCAGGTTCCACTGAGTAGAATCAAATACACTGGTCGATGAGCCAGTTATCTTGGCCTTGGCTCTGTACAATTTTCCTTCCTGCCAGCATAGGTCGCTGGGTTGATAGTTGTTGTAGATGCTAAATCCGTTGGTTGAAAAAATATCTGCTGTAGTTAGTAAATTTGCTGGATCAACTGTGGCATTGGCCAATACTGGGTTATCAGTCTGATCAACATTGATAAAATTGGCCATTGTTAAATTGCCCAACTCACGCATTTCAATGTCAGTGTTGAACAATTGTGGATTGCCGGCATTAGGTAACCAATTCTTGGTGTCGTCTAGACCAGTTTGAGTACTGCGATCAATGGTGGCAAATTCATATGGACGAAGTGGTTTTGTTACCCAACGCTTGTCCTTTTCCCAGATGTCAATGATGTTGTCACTTAAACTGTCGTACAGGTAAGTAGGCCGCGCTCCATTATTTGTGTTGATAACTGCACCGTATCCGCGAGGTTGAAAACGAATCACTTGCTTGCTTGCAGTAAAATCTTGGCGACGCAATTCAACTTCCCATATATTTTCACTTTCTAAGTTGCCAAAGTTGCCAGTGGTAATTAGCCACTGCTCGTTTAATTCAATGTCTTGCTGTCTGCCTGGAATATCAATCTTAGAATTTCTCAGTAGTGCATCCACTGCCAAGTTTGTACCCATGGCAGTTTGTAGGCCTTGCTTGTAAAAATGCTGAGTACTTTTATCTTGTATCAGCTGATCAATGATTGTTGATTTGGCAGGAACAACATCTGACTTTGCAATGTCAGTTTTTACTGAATCAAATGCATTTTGCTCTGGTTTGTGGCTGTCTACAATATCACTGACTATTGCATCAAACCCAGGAATTAGTCCTGCGGGTGTAAGTATTACTCCTCGAGCAGTTGGGCGGCCAGTCCAACCATTTGTTCGTCTAGCTGATAATCCAAGTACATCAATTCTATTTCCAGTCTGCAGATCAATTATCAAATCTCCAAACTTAGTTTTACGGTTGATGTATACGATATGATCGTAGTCTCTAGTAGAGAAGTTGACAAATACAATTTGTTGTCCGCCAGTTGGTACAATCTTATCTATATTGGGTTCATACTCTCTTGTGATTTGTAATTCATTTGACAGCGCAGAACGCCCGGTTGAAAACAATACCTTACCAGTTCGACCCAAGTCTGCATCTAACCTGTCCAAGGTTCCTCGAGCATGACTGAATTTTAATCCGTCATCTGTTGCTACGCCAACCAAACAAAAGTGATCAGTTCCCCAGTTTTCTGCAATCCATGTTAGCGCATCAAGTCCAGCTTGTTGCCAATTTGTTATGGTACCGCGACTGTTGACTTGATTTAAGATCAGTCCCTGTGACTCTTGGTATTTTTGTAGGCCTTCAAAGAAAGTAAACAGTCCTTGTTTGTCATTGATATAAGATCCATACTGCAACTCGTGTGAGATATTATCCCAGTCTGAGTAGCTGACAAAAGTTCCGTTTGGAGTTACTATTTGGCTACGAGATGTTGGATAGCTTTCTGTTAAACTTTGAGCTGACGGATTAAAAATTGTAAAATACTTGTGGCCAGGATCAAAACCATACACTCT